TGGCCCCCGCTGGTCTCCAGCAGTTCGGCTTCCTGGACCATCGGCCCGAAGTACTTCAACTGCTGAATGATCGCGTCACGGAACGCCGGTGGGATCGTGTACCCACCCGCCGTGGTCGTGGTGCCGGCCGCGTTCTGCGGGCTGGTGAACTTCGACGCGAGCAGCTGCCGGTCCTCACGCTCGAGGTTCGACTGCCCGTTGCGGATGAAGCTGTTGAACACCCGCTCGTAGCGGGCGTCTTCCTCGTCGGTGATGTCCTCGGCGGCAGCGACGACACCCTTCCGGTCGACGGCCGAGTTCGCGGCCGCGAGCTTCAGGAACTTCTCCGCCTGAGCGATCACCGCGTCCTCAGAGTCGTACTGAGCTTCGGCGCGGGCGTAGGCCTGCTGGTCCTCCCCGGACGGGTTCTGCCCGGTCCGCTCCATGATCTCCACCATGGCGTGCCACGCCTGCGCACGCTTGTCGATCCGGTCCTGCAGCTGGGTCGTCATAACCTGGTCTTCCCTTTCCGTTGGGCTGGTCGTGCACCGGCTATCGCCCAACAGGGTGGACGGCCGGGGGCTTGTGGGTGGTCAGCCTGCCATCGTGCGGGCACGCTGCTCGTGCCGGCGGGCCCGGAACCGGGCCGCGTAGTCGGGGCCCGGCAGCGGCGCCGCTTCGGGATCGGTGGCGGCCGCGGCCGGGGTGGCCGGCCGGACGGCGGCGGCCGGCGGCGGGGCAGCCGCCCGGCCCGGGTACGTGAACATGCCCTCGAGGTCGAACGCCGCGGCGGCGGCCGCCGGTTCCGCCGGGGCCGGGGCCGACGCGACCGAATCAGCCAGACCGGCGGCCACAGCCTCATCGGCCGAGTACCAGGTCTCGGCCAGCATGAGCGCCCGCCAGTCCGCGACGTCCCCACCCGCCTTCGCCTGGTAAATCGACGCGATGTTGTCCGACAGGGCCTTCAGCCGCTCGGACATCTTGTCCATGTCCTCCGCCGGGCCAATGCAGATGCCCCACGCGTCGTGGATCATCATCTCCGTGTTCTGACCCATGATCACCTCATCGGCCGCAGTAGCGACGAACGATGCCGCGCTCGCGGCGAGGCCATCGACGACGGCAACAACCCGGGCCGGGTGATTCCGCAGGGCGTTCGCGATCGCGATGCCCTCGAACACCTCCCCGCCGGGCGAGTTGATGTGCAACCGGATCTCGTTCGTGTTCGCCGGCAACGCGGCGAGCGCCTCGACGAACTCGCGCGCGGACACACCCCAGTAACCGCCGTACGAATCGATCGGGTCGTACAGGTACAGCTTCGTCGAGCCGGCGGTGTCGCCCTCACCGGTCATCAGTTCAGCACGGACGCCGACCTTCGTTCGGTCCGTGGGGTTCATCCGGCCGTTGAACCGGTAGCGGGTGTCACGCATGGGCGGTGTCCTGTTCGGTGAGTTGGGACGGCAACAGGGCTGCCGGGGCTGGTACCGGATCGGCCGGCGCCGGGGCTGGTTCGACCGGGGTGGCCGGGGCGGGGTCGGCGCCGAGCTTCCCGTAATTGAGGGGAACGTAGTAGGTGTCGCCGCCTGGGACCGGGGGCTGTTCCTCGTACCGGCGGATGTCGTTCGACGACAGGCCACCGACCCCGAACATCTTCACGTAGAAATCAGCGCGGGCCGCACTGTCACCCCGCAGCAGGCCGTTCAAATTGACCTTGACGTAGATCGGGCCGGGCGACACGGTCTTGGTCATCCGCTGCTCGACCCGGTAGATGTACCCGGGCGCCAGGGTGAACGTGATCAGCCCGATGTTCTGCGACTCGATCCCCGTGCCCCAGCTGGTGGACTTCTCCGTCTGCATCAGCAGGTGCGGGGGGATCCCGAACCAGCGGGCGATCTCCGTCACCTGAAACTCGCGCGTCTCGAGGAACTGTGCGTCGTCGTTCGGGATCGACAACTGGTTGAACTTCGCACCCGACCCCATGACCCGGATGTCGTGTGCGGTGTCCAGACCGGACCCACCCTGCCGCCACAGTTCTTTCAGCCGGGCCGCGGTGTCCTGGTCGAGGAACTGGTCGGTCTGCAGGATGCCCGTTGCGAGCGCACCGTTCCCGAAGAACCGGGCCCCGAACTCTTCCGCCGCCAGGGCCAGGCCCAGGCCTTCCCGGGCGGCCCGGATCGGTGACACCCCACACGTCCCGTCATACCCGAACCCGGGAATGTGGAGGATCTTCGCATCCGAGTACGGCTGGTCGGTGTTCCCATCGAGGATGTACCGCTTCTCCCCGAAATCGGTGCGAGTCACCCGCACCCGGGACGGGTTGATCCACCACAGCTCGACCAGCTGACCGAGCTGGTTGCGCAGCTTCAGCAAGTACGCGTTGCCCCACAGGCACAGCGACCCGTAGACCAGTTCCCACAGCTCGAGCGGGGTCATATCCGGGTGGGGGTTGCGCAGCAAATCAGCGGCCGACCCGGTCGTGACCCGTTCCCGGATGTCGTCCGGGCCGTCCCGGTACGCGCCCATCGGCAGACCAGCGCACGTCGACGAGATCAGATTCACAGACCGCCACACTGCGCTGATAGCCATCGCGGTCTGCGGGGTGACCAGTTTCCCGGCCGTCGCCGCGCCAGCACCTCCGACCAGGGACACCAACGATTCCGACGTCAACGGGGTCAGCGGCGACTCGACGGTCGCTGCCCGCGGCTGCCGGGCGACCTGTACCGCGCGGCGGAAGAGATCCGCCATCAGCTACGCCCGTCGGCGGGCGCCCGGTCCGGGCCGGCCGGCATCCGCACACTGATCGTGGCCCCGGACAGAACGAACCCGAGGAAGAGAAGAACGACGCCGGCCGTACCGATCGCCCACCGGCCGCCGAACGTACCCGCGAACAGAACCAGCAACCCCAGACCCAAGATCTGGATGGGCATAGCCACCTCGACCTGCGACGTCTCACGCTCCGTGGGTGCACTCATGCGCTCAAGTACACCACCCACACTGTCGATCACCACAGAATGCCTCCCGTTCCCGGATACATTTTCAGGCCCGTCAACGCCATCGTCGGACCGACCGCACACGTAATGTCCGCGTCCGACTTCCGCCGGCCGGCTTTCCAGCGGTCACCGACGTTGATCTTCACCGCTGATTTCAGAGCCGCAGCGACCGCGACCTGGCCCTTGTGCCGGATCTGCTTCGTGATCGTCGCGTCGTACATGTCCGACCACGCATCCGCCATCTTCGGCGCATCGAGCTCGACCACCGGGCACCGGCCCTGCAGCCGCCGCTTCAACTCGTCGACCTTGTTATGCGCCGGGCCCTGCTGGTCGAGGACTACGCACGTCGCTTTCTTCTCCAGGGCCGCGGTCACCGCCTCATCGATCAACCACTCCGAACCGGCCCCATGCTTCGTGACCTCGACCATCGGCAACCCGTCACCGCGGACCGCCGCATACGTCAGGGACGACCACGACCGGTCCGGGGCGATATCGACCGCGAGCGCCGGCGGCCCGGTGCGCACCGACTCGACATCCGTGCACCACAACCACTCGTCCTTCGGGAGGATCCACGCGGCGTCGTCGTACTGGTCCGACCACTGATTCCCGTACGCGCGCCGGAACCCCGGCAGCCCTTCCTCCGGGTCAGCGAGCATCTTCCGCAGCCGGTGCATGATCGTCGCCTCACGGATCGTGTGCCCGAGCGCCGGCATGAACGACCACCAGTTCTCCGGGTTCTCGATGTCGAGGTCGGGGTCACACGCCCACTCGAAATGAGCGGACCTCGACTCAGGGTCCGGGTTCTCGCACAACGCCCGACCCGCCTTCACCCTCGACCACAGGTACGGCGACTTGATCGTCGACTCACCCGCCGTCGACGGGGTCCAGAACTGCGACTGGTGGCGGGTCGACATGGCCGGCTCCCACGCCTGCTCGACCTGGTTGTTCGTCGCGCTGAACGTCTCGTCGTACGTGCCGTCGTCGAGCACGTCACCGTGACCGGCCGTCGATGTCGGCGCGATCGGCCCGAACGTCGACCCGGACCGGAACCGGATCCGCTCGTTGTTCGGCTGCCGGATCACCCGGTACCGGCCCGCCATGATCGGCGCTGCATCGAGATCCTCGACGAACTCCTTCTCCCACTTCGCCTTCGCGGCGGTCCCGGTCTGCGCCGTGTACCGCATCGTCTGCCGGCCACCGAGCAGGTGCGCGGCCTCGGCCCGCCACACCACCCGCGGCAGCGTCAACGTCGTCTTCCCCGACTGCCGGGGAACCGTCACCGTCACATCCCGGTACCAGAGCTCGCCCGTAGCCGGATCGATCTCCAGGGCGACGTCGAGGACGTGTTGCTGCCACGGCATCGGCGGGTGGCCCAGTCGGGTCGAGATCTCCCCGACCTTGCCCCCCCACGTCGGCCACCCCTTACGCCGGCGAGTCCCCCACGCCGGGGGGCAACTGGCCAATCTTGAACGGGTCATCAGGATCATCGGCCTCCGGGTCGGGTTCCTCAGTATCTCCGGGCGCATCCGGGACCCGAGTTGAGGCGAACATCGCACCGTCGAGAACCTCGAGTAGCTGCAGGACCATCCGGGTAGCTGAGATCCGTTCCGGGATCCGCGGCGCCTGGTCGATGTCGACGCACAACCGTTCGACGATGGCCTGCAGCAACGGGGCGGCCGCGTGATCCGACTGCATGTCACTCAGAGCGACCCTAGCGGCCTCGGCTACGGCACCCCCGGGGAGTTCTGGCGGTTCCTGAACCCCTTCTTCGTCACTCTCCGTACTTCCCATGTGTTCGTCCACCGAACGGCTCTTTTCTATGCGACTCTCGGTAAAAAAATGGCGACTCAGACGGGTCTGGTTGGGCCCGGTTTCTGAACTTTTTCGGCCCCCCGAATGGCTTTGACCTGTGTC